GTAGATTAAGGAAACCAGTAACTCCAATATTTGAAGCTGGTGATTTATATATGTCATTGATTGATACTATAGATGCTGCAAATGTAAACCCTTCAGAAGCGTCTAGACCATTGGGCTCTAATAATTATGTTGATGATTATGAAAAAGACTTGATGGCCAATACACCAACAGATACTGTAATTGAAGGAAGCGTTATTCAAAATAAACAAGAACTGACAAATAGAGCGTTACAAGAAATTTCAAATTGGCAAAATGGAAGATTAAATGAAAAAGACGGTGTGGAATTTTTAGATATTTATGTAAAAGCTGTACCTGGAATATCTTCTACAAGTGCTGCGAATGATACACAACCATGGAGTGCTGTATTCACCTCATATATAATGTTAGCTGGTGATAGTACCTTTCCAAAATCACCAGCACATTATAATTATGTTACAGCTGCTATGAAAGGTAATAACGGTTATGAAGCGTTTTTATTAGGCTCAACTTTAAAAATAAAAGCAGAGGTAGGTGATTTAATGTGCCAAAAAAGAACTGGTGGATATACAAATAGTCATTGTGATGTTGTATATAAAGTTGAAAATAACAAAGCTTTTGTTGTTGGTGGAAATTTAGGAAATTCAATTGGTTTAAAAGAAATTAATTTAGATAACGATTATATAACAAAATCAACTGAAATTGGTAATTATAAAATTTTAGTTAAAAAAACAAACAACAAATACTACAAATCTAAAAACTTAATAGGAACTGGTATTGATGTTAGTACTAATGATGGAATAATAGCCACTGGTCCGAGTGCTGATTATTGGTCGTTGGTTGCTGTTTGTGCGTTAGAAAATGATACAGACCAAGGTAGATGTGATGTCGCTCAATCAATTTATAACAGATTAAAATCAGGTTTATATGGTTCAAATACAATAAAAGGTTTGATTATTGCTAAAAAACAATATGAACCAGTATCTAGAGCAGTTAATGAATTTAATAAAATTAATGACAAAAATACTGCTATAAAAGCATTTATGAAATCTAAAAACGTTTCAGAAAACATAGCTAAAACACAAATAGAAAAAACCATTAATATTTTAAAAAATCAAACATTAATTAATTCTTCTAAACAATTTATAGGTGGTAGAACTGATTTTTATTCATCTACTTTAAAAAACATAGAACCATATAAAACAACTTTAGAAAAAGCAGAAGCAACTAATGTTGAACGAGATAATCAAATTTTTGGTTGGTTTGTTGGTCCAGGCTCTATAAAGTATGGTCAATCAAATCCACCAGCCGCAAATAAACCCGATTTTGGTAATATTGCTTAGTTAACTTGTTTATTTTAATTTTATTTAGTACCTTTGCGTGATATGGTAGCCAATATAGTTACAACAACCAAGGTAAATGTACCAGATGACTTTAACATCGTTAACTCAATTGATTCTATTATAAGTGGTTTACCAACGCTTATAGTAGGCTATGATTACGTATCAAAACAATATCCAGATTTTGACATAACCGATGTTAAGCTTGATGATAATTTTTATTGGACTTTCAAAAGAACGGAGAAAAGAGATAAACATGATGAAGATTTGGTTTGGTTTGTGAATAAAGTCTATAAAGAATTTACAGATAAGGTTGTTTATGTGTTTGTTGACCCTATTCAATATAGGGGCAAAACAATGGTTAAGATAATAAGAAAAATAAAGTCTTTACAAAACATAGTAACATACGAACATGGTGAGATGTTGTATCTTTATTCTGAAAATTTTATATTTGGTATTGATTTAAAGTTATTAAAATATATTGGCTTTGACTCAGGCAAAATAAAAGATAAGATAAAAGCCATAAGTAGTGTATTTTTGGTAGAAAACGAGATACTTATAGAATATAAAAAATGCATAAATTATCTAAATGGTAATATTAAATTTGCACCATACTTATATTCTATAAAAAATGAACAAAACGATTCTTCTAGCGTCATTCATATTCCCAGAGAGAATTGATTGGTTTATTAGCTATTTGGAAGCTAAATTTTCAATAAAAAAAGATAAAGTTTTTTGTTACAAAAATTTAGATGATGTGACAAAGGTAATAATGACCTTTAAATTTAAGGTAGATAAAGACAAAAAAATAAATTTAAAGGATTTATTTCCAAACGCAGTACCTATTCATAAAAAAGGGAATACCTTATACACTATAAATGCGTTAAACAAATTGATTGATTTAAAAGTCGGTGTAGATAATGGAAATATTGATTATAAGTCCTATAAAATTGATTGGTCAGAATATCAAGATAAGATTATTTTATTAAATGGTCAAGAACTAGGGTTTTTCAATATTCAGAGGATTTTTTAATACATTTGAGATATTTATATTAAAGATAACAGTGTTAAAAACAAAAGTTATGGAAAATTCAAATAAAAAACTTGACCAAACTAAAAAAAAATCTGAAGACCTTATAAACGCTCTAGATTCAATGTTGGAAAACAATCAAGACTCAAATCTAGATTGCAGTTCTGGTGTTTGCATTATAAAAGGTGATAAGAGTATTGTTGAAAGAATCAACAAGAAAATAATAACAGAAGATGGAAGACAATTATTATTCTAATGAAAAAAAATAAATTCGACCCTAATTTACTTAAGGAAGAACAAAATAGATTTAAACTTTTGTTAGAATACGATTTCTATCAAGAGAAGAAAGAAATTCCAGAATTCAAAAACCTAATTCTAGGGGATACTATGGATGAAGCCGAAGAAGAACCAACTGATTTAGCCCCAGAAGACGAAATAGGCACTGCTGCCGATAATGTTGCGTCTGACCTAGGTGTTGATGAACCATCTGGTGATGAAGAAATTACAGACTTGCCAGACGATGAGGCTCCAGCTGAAGAAGCTCCGTCTGATGAAGAAGCTCCAGCTGATGAAGAAGCTCCAGCTGAAGAACAACCATCTGATGAAGTAGAAGTTGATGTAACATCTATTGTTAAAGGTTCCGAAGAGGCTAAAAAAGCGGCTGATGCTGCGACAAAAAATACCGAAATGTTGCTTCAAAAATTAGCTGACTTAGAATCACGTGTTGCCAATATGACTGACATTACCAATAAAATAGAAGGGTTAGAACAAGAAATAATAAAAAGAAACCCAACACCAGTTGAAAAATTGGAAATGAGGTCTCTTCATTCATACCCTTTTAATCAAAAATTAAGTGATTATTGGGCTGATAAAGAAGGTATGTATGATGTCATGGGTACATCTAATAAACCAAAAGAATATGTTTTAACAAAGGGTGATGTAGACTCTACTTATAGTGATGCATCAGTAAAAAATTCGTTTTCAATTCCAGAAAATCCATATACTGAGGATGACCTTCCAGATTATGAAGAAGAAGAAATTTAAATAAAGGCCCCTTTTTTTGGGGCTTTTTTTTTATTTTTATGCGTGACTACTTGCATGATTTAAAAAAGTGTAGTATATTTGCATTTATAAGCTTAAACACTAGGAAAACGGATAAAATTCTGCTTGACTTTTTCAGTATTTTTAGTATATTTGTAATATAAAAAAAGAGTAAAAAATAACATCTATATAAATTTAAAAACAAACAAAAATGAGTAATGAAAAAAACAGTTTGCAAGCTATTTTAGACCAATACGAGGCAAACAACAAACCTAAGTATGAAAAGAAAACAGAAAAGGTTTACGACCTAAAAAACTACTTTAACACCTATATTAAAGAAGGTGTGAAGTCAGCAACAAAACAAATTAGGATTTTACCTAGCACAAACGGTGGTACACCATTCGTTGAAATGCATGGGCATAAAGTCCAAGTTGATGGAGAATGGAAAACATTCCCTTGTTTAAAACATGAAAAAGGAGAACCATGCCCTTTTTGCGAAGCACGTGAAGCATTGCTTTCAACTGGAAAGGAGTCTGACAAAGAACTTGCTAAAAAATACAGCGCTAAAATGATGTATGTTGTTAAAGTTATTGACAGAGACCACCCAGAAGAAGGTGTTAAATTCTGGAGATTTAACCATGACTATCGCAAAGAGGGTATTTATGACAAAATCATCGGTGTTCTTAACGCTCTTAAAAAAGATGTTACTAATCCAGAAACTGGTCGTGACCTTTTATTGACCATCAATAGAAACCAAAACAACGTTCCTGTTGTATCAGCTGTTGCATCATTAGACCCAAGTCCTCTTTCCGAAAATTCTGAAGAAGCTTCTGCATGGTTATCTGACACAAGAACATGGGAAGATGTTTACTCGGTTAGAAACTACGAATATTTGGAAATCATTGTAAAAGGTGGTATCCCAGTATGGAGTTCTGATGAAAAGAAATTTGTTGACAAAGCTTCTTTGACTAGCACATCCACTGAAACTGAAGAATTGGAGTCTGAATTAACGTTGGGTGTTGAAAATGTTAAAGCTGGTATCGTATCTGCACCAACAGCATCGACTCCTGTTGCAACATCTACTGACGAAGAGGAAGATGATTTACCATTTTAGAATGGAAGTTCAGTTAAAATAATTCTACCTTTTTAAACTTTTGTTACTATAACAAAAATTTAAATAAAGTTTTACATATAAACAAAAAAGGCTAGAAATGGCCTTTTTTTTGTTCTAATTAAAAAAAAAAATTAAAATGGCAAAAAAACCTAGTAAAAAACCAATCGAGAAAAAAGAATTTAACTTAGACGATTTTAAAAAAACAGAAGGACTTAATTTTACAGTAAAAGAAAAAGATTTAGCATGGATTCCGCTTTCAGAAGCTTTTCACGATGCGGTTAAAGTTCCAGGTATTCCAGTCGGATATTTTACTAGTTTCAGAGGTTATTCAAACACTGGCAAATCAACTGCAATTTATGAAGGTGTTGCTGGGTGTCAAAAATTAGGAATTCTACCTATTATTTATGAAACTGAAGGAAACTGGAACTGGAATCACGCAAAAAACATTGGTGTTCAATTTGAAGAGTATGTTGATGAAGAAACTGGTGAGGTAAACTATCGTGGAGATTTTATCTTTTTACAAGGACCAGACCTTTTAAAAATGTATGCTTGTTATGACCACCAGCATAGTAAAATGGGTACAAAACCATTAAGGTATGAACCAGTAGTTGAAGATATTTCATTCCACATGCATTCAATTTTAGATGCGCAACAAGAAGAAAGATTGCCAAGAGATGTTGCGTTTTTCTGGGATTCAGTCGGCTCCATTAATTGTTTCAAAGGAGCGACTTCAAAAACAACAAATAATCAATGGACGGCTGGTGCTTTAGCAACATGCTTCAAATCACTTATAAATTACAGAATTCCAGCTTCTAGAAGAGAAGATGCGCCTTATACTGCTACATTTGCTGTAGTTCAACAAATTTGGTTAGATAACGAAAATAAAGTTATCAAACATAAAGGCGGTGAAGCTTTCTTTTACTCACCTAGACTTATTTTCCATTTTGGTGGTATTTTAACACATAGTACTGAAAAATTAAAAGCTACATTGGCTGGTGAAGAGTTTCAGTTTGGTGTTGAAACTAGGATTAGATGTGAGAAGAATCAAGTCAATGGTATTGAACAAAAAGGTAAAATTGCATCAACACCACATGGTTATTGGAATCCAGACAAAATTAACGATTACAAAGAAGAACACAAAGAGTTTATCAAAGCTCATTTGAATACTGAGTATGATGATTTTGTAATCGAAAAAGAAGAAATCGGATTAAGCAAAGAAGATATGATGGCTTAATATATTGTTTAACCTATTAACTATGAATTTGTGAATAAGAGACCACCACGTAATGGTGAAAAAATTGTAAAAATACAGAATACACTTTTGGTAGACGGAAATGCCCTATTTAAAGTAGGGTATTTCGGTGCCAAAGGAGAATACAATAATAAAGGTGAACATATAGGTGGATTGTATTCTTTCCTAACCATTCTTAGAAAAATATTAACTGATGACCTTTACCACAAGGTTTATGTTTTCTGGGATGGTAATTACAGCGGAAAGTTGAGGTATGAAATATACGAGCCATACAAAAGTGGTCGTGGAAAAGACTATATAAACGGCACACAACCCATAGACCTCTCTGAATTAAAACAGAGAAAAATGGTTTGGGATTATTTAAATGAAATGTATGTTAGGCAGTTAAAACATGAAGTTATTGAAAGTGATGACTTCATAGCCTACTATTGCTTAAACAAAAAAGAAAATGAAAAAATAACGATAGTCTCAACAGACCGTGATTTTTTACAGTTACTGTCAGAGGACGTAAGAATTTATTTCTTAGATTTGAAAGAATATGTTGGATTATCCAATTATTCTTCGTACTTTTGCCACCACAAAGATAATTCCGTTCTTATGAAAACCATGATTGGTGATAATTCAGATACTATAAAGGGTATTAAAGGGTTAGGTGAAGACACGCTGATTAAATATTTTCCAGACTTAAAAGAAAAAGAATTAACTTTAAACGAAATAATAGAAGATGCAAAAAAACAACAACTAGAAAGAATAGAAAATAAGAAACAACCTCTTAAGATATTGGATAATATCATAAATAGAGTTACGGATGGTGTTCAAAAAGACAAGATTTACGAAATAAATGAAAGACTTGTCAACCTAAGTAAACCAATGATGACTGAAGATGGAATAAGAGATTTAGAACATTTGATTGAAGGAACCCTTGACTCATCGGGTAGAGACCTCAAAAATGTTTTTATTATGATGAAAAGAGATGGGTTAGACAAAGCATTAGGTGAAAATAGGTATGCAACCTTTTTGGAACCTTTTAAAAAATTAATAGATAGAGAAAACAATTTTTAACATAAAAAAAACAAAATTATGACAACAAAAACAAGTACACCTGCGTTCGACTCAAAAAAAGTAGAAGAACAACGTTTTGAGTTTATCCTTTATATTAATAATCACATTATCTGTCAAAGATATTTTAACATTCGTGATTTTAATGAAGACTGTGTTAATTCATGGGAGATGAAAGATTTGATGGATGCCATTTGTGGTATGAATAATGGTGATTTTGGTGCTATGGGTATCATACCAAACTATTTAAAAAACAAATCTAAAGATTATCTTTGGAATAACTACAATCCGTATGCTGTTCAACCAGACCAAGGTCCTAAGAATATTTTTGACAAAATTGATGACTTTCAATTTGAGATTAAGATAGACAAGAAAACTGTTGCAAAATCAATGTTTTCTGGTAATTATTTTCCACCAAAAGTTCGTTATGCTGTTGACATTAAAGAAATTATCCCAGCAATAATGACTGAAATTAGACATTCACTGAGTAAAAAAAATTATCATAAAGTGGTTGCCTAAGCTTCCACTTTATGATATTTATCCATAACAACGTTTTTAAATATAAAATAAATGGCAAAAATAAATAGAGATGATTTAAGTTATTTAGGTTTAGACTATGAGTTTAGACTCATGGCTCAATTACTTACCGATAATAGATTTGCCAGTTCAATTATTGATATAGTAGATGCTAATTACTTTAGCGACCCATGGCTTAGAGTAATAGCTGCTAGTATAAAAGAAGCTAAAGAAAAAGATGATATTATCCCTGATTTAGGAAGTATTAAATTTAGACTGTTAGCCGATGTTACAGAAGATATGCAAAGAAAGTATATCTTAAAACAGCTTAGTAAGGTTCAAGAAGCTAGTTCTTATGACGCTCTTAAAATACAAGACATTGCGATGAAGTTTTGTAAACAACAAGAGCTTAAGAAATCTATCAAACAGATTCAGAAAATAATTGACTTGGGTGACATCGAAAATTACGAACAATGTGAATCTATTTTAAGAAAAGCATTGGAACACGGTGACAACAAAGATGATGGGATGGATGTATTTGACAATCTCAAAGATGTTTTGATTGATGACTTTAGAAAACCAATAAGAACTGGTATAAAAGGCTTGGACGAAGTTATGAACGGTGGCTTATCTAAAGGTGAATTGGCTGTTATATTGGCACCATTTGGTGTCGGTAAAGCGCAACCTATGTTTTCAAAAATTTTAACCCCAAATGGGTGGGTTACAATGGGTGATATTAAAATTGGTGATGATGTTATTAGTAGAAATGGTAAACCAACTAAAGTGGTTGGTGTGTTTCCACAAGGTAAAAGGCCTATTTATAGTGTTAAGTTTAATGATGGTACGCAAACATTGTGTGATAGTGAACATCTGTGGTCGGTAAACACTATTAACCAAAGAAACAGGAAAACTAAAAAAGATGGTAAAATAATTTATTTAGAACCAGATAATTCTTTTAAAGTTATGAAAACTATTGATATGGTTGATAATGTTAAAGTTTGGGGTGGTAGGAGATTAAATTATAAAATACCAAATGTGTTACCAGTTGAATTTAATAAAAAAGAATTACCAATCGACCCATATTTATTAGGTGTGATACTTGGTGACGGTTGTATAACAGTTAATAATCAACCACATTTTGTTACTAAAGATAATGAAATTATTTCAGAAATTGGTAAGGTTTATGATAAAATATCTATTAGTGAACAAATTAGGGAAATAGAAAAAGAAATTGATGGTGAATTAGTTTTAGTTAAGCGTTCATTAACAAAAGTTTCATTATTAGGTATTAAAGATTCTTTGGTAGTATTAGAATTATATGGTACAAATTCTGGTTCTAAATTTATACCTAAAGATTATCTTTATTCTTCGGTATCTGATAGAATCAGTTTATTACAAGGGTTAGTTGATACCGATGGTTATATTGATAATCATAGAGTGGAAATATCAACCGTATCTAAAGAATTATCTAACAATATTAAAGAATTAGTATTATCATTAGGCGGTAGAGTTTCAATTTCTGAAAAAATAGGTAAAAATAACGGTAAAACATGTAAAAAATATTATCGTATTAATTTTAGTTTTCCAGATAATGGTGTAATCCCTAGTAGATTAAATAGAAAAAGGATTAAATTCAATAATAGAATAAAATATTCTAATAATAAATTTATTGAATCGATTGAATATTATGGCGAAGAAGAAGCAAAGTGTATAATGGTTGATAACCCAGAACATTTATATGTTACCGATGACTATATTGTTACACATAACACTACAATGATGACCAAGATTGCTAACACAGCCATGAACGATGGCAACAAAGTTTTACAAATATTCTTTGAAGACAACCCAAAGGTGATTCAGAGAAAACACATTTCTTGTTGGTCAAATGTTGACTTAAATAGTTTGTCATTACACAAAGATGAAGTTATGGCTTTGTGTGAACAAAAACAAAAAGAGTCAAAAGGCGGTAAAGGCATCTTGAAACTTAAAAAGTTTTCTAGTGATGGAACTACGATACCGATTATTAGACAGTATATAAGAAAAAAGATAGCAGAAGGTTTTAGACCAGACATCGTTTTATTGGATTATATCGATTGCGTTCAACCATCTAGAAAGTATGATGATGCAAATGTTGGAGAAGGCAGCGTTATGAGACAATTTGAGGCTATGTTAGCAGAATTAGATATTGCTGGATGGACAGCGGTGCAAGGAAACAGAAGTTCAATTAAAGCAAACGTAGTAGAAGCAGACCAAATGGGTGGTTCAATCAAAAAAGGTCAGATAGGACATTTTATTGTATCAATAGCAAAAACTCTTGACCAAAAAGAAAATGGAACCGCAACAATGGCAATACTTAAATCACGTTTTGGAAAGGATGGTATTATCTTTGAAGACATAACCTTTGACAATGCTAGAATCCAAATTGATATGGGTCAAAGCAAAGGCGCTAGAACACAAACAGAATATAGAAAAGATGTTGAAATCAGCGACCAAGCAAGGGTTAACGAAGTTTTGGCTAGCACAAAAAGAAAAGCAGTTATTAACGAAGAATAAAAAACAAATTTAATTATTAAAAAAAAATGTATCTAAAAGATAAAACATTAAAGAAAAGATATTCTATTTTCCCAATCATTCATAATGATTTGTGGCAAATGTATAAAAAAGCTGAATCTCAAACTTGGGTGGCTGAAGAAACTGATTTAAGTAAAGATAGGTTTGATGATTTAAAAGATAATGAGAAAACATATCTTAAAAATATTTTAGCTTTCTTTGCAATATCTGATGGTTTGGTTATTGATAATTTGGCCACAAATTTTCTTAATGAAGTTGAAATATTGGAAGCACAATATTTTTATGGGCATCAAACATTCATTGAACAAGTTCATGCAAACGGCTATTCACTCTTGATTGAAACTTTTATAAAGAATCTTCACGAAAGAGAAGAACTTTTCAATTCAATGGAAAGCAATCAAGCAGTTGGCAAAAAAGCTTCATGGGCTGAAAATTGGATAAATCACCCATCATTTGCACACAGATTAGTTGCATTTGCTTGTGTTGAAGGTATTGCATTTTCAAGCGTATTTTCTGGGGTTTTCTGGTTTAGAAGTAGAAACAAAATGCCAGGTTTGGCGGCAATGAATGAGTTGATTCTGAGAGATGAGACTTTTCACTATGAGTTTGCCATTAATTTATACAACAACTACTTGAAAGACGATTACAAATTGTCAACTGATGAATTAAGGAACATCATATTGGGTTGCTATGAAGTTGAAAAAGCGTTTGTTGAAGAAAGCATGCCTGATGGTTTACAAGGTATCACAAAACAAGATATGGTAAAATACGTTCAATATGTAACAGACATTGTGTTAAACGACTTTGGTTGCCAAAGAGAATTTATGGTGAGTAACCCACTAGAATACATGTCTAGAATAGGCTTGTCGTCTAAAAATAACTTCTTTGAAAAACGAGAAGGTGAATATACAAGAGTAGATATACCAACAACTATTGAAGGTATGTTTGATGAAGAATTTTAATTAAAATGGGAATGAGAATACTTAAACGTGATAAAACATCACAGGCTTTTATGCCAAATAAAATCCTAAATAGGATTAAAACTCAATCAACTGGTTTAAAAGTTGATGCTGACTCTTTATTTCTGGAAGTGATTCCACTTATAAGTGATAATATAACAACAACAGAAATTGATGAAATAATTGCATTTAAAGCGGCTGATAAAATAATTCAACACCCTGATTATTCTTTATTAGGTGGTAGAATACTTTTAAGCAGACAGTCAAAATTAATAGGTAAAGAATTACAACCAGTTGATTTAACCTATGATTTTTTTGCGGCAACTACATTCTTATCAAAATACTCAATGAGAGATGACAACAAAGCACCTATTGAGTTACCATCATGTATGTATGAGCGTGTTGCTAATCATTTACATGACGATGATGACAATGCTAATAAAGAGCTATTAAAAGAGTTAACAACAAAAAGAGCCAATTTCGCAACCCCAACTTATACAAATGCTGGGGTTGACAAAAGAAATGGTATGATTAGTTGTAATTTAACACATTTGGAGGAAGATTCTTTTGAAGGTATTGAAGCCACCTTAACAAAAATAGCATCCGCATCAAAAGAAGGTTCTGGTATCGGGTTACTTATAGACCCACTTAGAAGCAAAGAAAGTTTGGTCCGTTCATTTCAAGGTAATGCTGGTGGTGTTGTTAGGCTTGCTGATATGGTTCAATCAAAAATGAGGTTTTATAAACAAGGTAGTCGTTCTGGAAGCTGCGCTCTTTACCTATCAGTTTGGCATAAAGACATATTTGATTTTTTAGACCTGACTCTACCAATTGGTGACGAACAATTAAGAACTCGTGATTTATTTACAGCTGTTGTCATAAATGATTTATTTATGAAAAAGCTTGAAAAAAATGAAGATTGGTATTTGTTCTGTCCTAATGATATTAAAAAAGCTGGTTTAACTCCATTACATCTTCTTTGGGGTGCTGAATTTGAAGCAGAATATGAAAAAGCGGTTGAACTTGGGATTGGTAAAAAAGTTAGCCCAAAAGAAATATTTGATGCTATAATCAAAGCTCAAGTTGAAAGTGGAAGACCATATGTTATGTTTAAAGATAACGCAAACAAAAGGAATATGCAATCTAATATTGGTCCTATTTGCCAATCAAATTTGTGCATTGAAGTATTTCAAGCTTCAAAACCAAGATATACCCCACAATGCACATTGGCTTCTATTAATTTAGCCGAACACAATGGATTAAAATCAATTGACAAGACTACTAGAGTTTTAGTTAGGGCGTTAAATAAAGTTATTGATAAAAATAAATGGAGTGATGATTGGAGCCAATCAGCTGGTTTAGACCAAAGAGCTTTAGCAATCGGTGTTGCTGGTTTAGCAGATTTTTTTGCAAAAAAGAAAATATCTTTTGAGAGCGAAGAAGCTAAAAAATGGAACAACGATATTTTTGAAACAATGTACAAAGCAGCTGTTGAAGAATCAATGAATATTGCCGAAGAAAAAGGACAAAATTATCCTTCATGGGAAGGAAGTTTATACTCTGTTGGTGAGACATATATTGAAGGTTGGTCACCAAAACCAGACGGAGAACCAATCCCTATGTATAATAGCCTTCTTTTAGGTCTTATGCCAACAGCTTCTTCAGCAATTTTACTAGGGTCTTTTGAATCATTTGAACCAGTTACAGCTAATTTATTTACTAGACGTGTAGGTCAAGGAGAATTTTTAATTGTGAACAAATACTTGGTAAATGAATTGATTGAAAATGAATTATGGGATTCAGAAATGATTGATAAAGTTATTAAAAACAAAGGTAGTATCCAAAATATTGTTGAAATACCAGAAGATATAAGATTTAGATATAAAGATGTTTGGGAGATACCACAAAGAGTTTTATTAGATTTAGCAATAATTAGAAACAAATATGTTGACCAATCACAATCTTTGAATGTGTATCACGTTGATGCCAAATATGGTAAAATAGCTAGTGCGCTTATGTATGCTTGGAAAGGTGGGTTAAAAACAGGTGTTTACTATACAAGAACAAAATCTAAACTAGAGGCCAATTCTAAATTAGCAACCCAACAAATAAACGTTGTAAAAAAACCAAAAGATAGTCAGTTTGAATGTTTTGGTTGTTCAGCTTAAAGAAAAAACAATAAAAAATTAAAGGGCCTTTTTTGGGCCCTTTTTTTATTTATATATTTACTTACAAAATTTATTAATTACCATATTTATGTAAAAATATAAGTATGGCTGAAATAAAATATATCAATATAAATTATCCCTTTAAAAATAGTCCAAAAGGTTTTTTCTTGGATTTAACTAGTGATGAGAATACGGCAATAAAAGCTGATTTGATGCATTTAATATTAACTAGGAAAGGTCAAAGACTTTATAATCCAGATTTTGGCACTGATTTACTTAGATATATTTTCGAACCAGAAGATGGTTTAACGTTATCAAAAATAAAAGAAGAAATTGATACAGCTGTGAACAAATATTTACCAAATCTAAAGGTAAATGAAATAACAGTTGAACCATCAGAATTGAATGACCACGCAGCTGTGGTTAGGTTTGACTATACAATAACAGATGATGTTTTCACCACAACTGACTTTGTAATAATAAATATATAATATGGCACAAGGAATTAACTACACTTCACGTAACTTTGCGGATATAAGAACTGACCTAGTAAATATGGTTAGGCAATATTACCCAGATATTTTTAATGATTTTAACGATGCATCTGTTGGTATGATGTTATTGGAGCTAAACGCAGCCGTTGGGGATATGTTATCCTATAATACAGATAGGATGTTTCAAGAAACTCAAATTGATTACGCACAACAAAGACAATCAATACTATCTTTGGCTAGGACATTTGGTTTAAAAATTCCAGGAAAACGTCCAAGTGTAACAATAGTTGATTTTTCAGTTACCGTTCCACCATTTGGTGATACATTTGACGTGTCATATGCACCAGTTATAAGAGCTGGTGCACAAGTTAGTGGTGCTGGTAAAGTATTTGAAACACAATATGATATAGATTTTTCAAACCCATTTACTATAGGTGGTATACCAAATAGGCTAATAATCCCAAATTTTAATTCAAATGGTGTTTTAACAACATACACAATTACAAAGAGGGAAATGGTTATAAATGGCTTTACAAAAATATTCAGTAGAACAATATCAGCCAATGACGTAAGACCTTTTTTCCAAATAATATTACCAGAAAATAATGTTTTATCAATCGATTCAATAATAGCTTTGCAAGGTACAAACTATACTCAAGACCCATCTTTAGACCAATTTTTGGATATTGAAAAAAGATGGTTTGAAATGGATGCATTAGCTGAAAGTGAAATATTCCTAGAAGATAATTTGGTGGCTAGTGATAATGCTGGGATTAGACCTGGAAAATGGATAACCGTAACCAAAAAATTTATTCGTGAATATACCGACTTAGGATTCACCAAAATAACGTTTGGTGGTGGTAGCCAAGATGTTAGTAGTTTATGTGATTTTGACGTAAACCCATCTTTGGTTAATCAGATTGGAGACTTTATAAATAACACAGCTCTGGGAGAAACCCCAACCGCAAATACAACAATGTTTGTAAAGTATAGAGTTGGTGGTGGAGCAGATACGAATTTAGGTCCAAATGTCTTAACTAGTATTGGTTTAGTAAATATGACGGTAAATGGACCAAATCAAACCATAAACAATTCAGTCAGAGCCTCACTTAGAGTAAACAATCCTTTGCCAGCACTAGGTGGTAAAGACGCACCTAGCGTTGAGGAAATTAGAAATTTAGTTAAATATAATTTTTCAGCACAAAATAGAGCTGTAACTATAAAGGATTATCAGAGTAGAATTTCTTTAATGCCTGGTCAATTTGGAGTTCCTTTTAGATGTGGGGTATTTGAAGAACAAAATAAAATTAAAGTTTATATTTTAGGTTTGGATTCAAATGGTAAACTCACAAATTCATCAACTTCAACACTTAGGAACAACATTGCAACTTATTTGGCTGATTATAGAATGTTAAATGATTATGTTCAAATTTCTAATGGTAAAATTATAAATTTAGCTTTAGAAATTGATTTATTTGTTGACAAAAAAGCACCACAATCACAAATAATTTCTCAAGTAATATCAAGCGTTCAAAGTTTTATGGATATAAATAAATTTCAAATGGGTGACAACATATATTTGTCACCTTTGATTGAAAATATAAATAACGTTGGTGGTGTGTTAAATGTAATCGATTTAAGAATCTTCAATAAAGTTGGTAATGGATATAGTGTTAATGAAATATCACAACCATACATCGACCCAGCTACAAGACAAATAGATATAGCAACTGACTATACTTTATTTGGAGACCCAATTACAATGTTTGAGATAAAATTTCCAGCGCAAGATATTAAAGTTAGAGTTAAATCATAAGGTTTCCTTACTTAAACTTTTTTGTATATTTAAATAAAAAAATTAATATGAGTGGATGTAATTGTAAAAGCAAAGTACCTATGGAAGGATTGACAAATAATCAAAGTCAACCAACATCATTTTTTCAAAATTTTATAAAATATAGTTTAAAAACACTCATGTTTTTAATTTTTTTAATGATGATGCCATTGCTGGTATTGTATATTATTTATTTGTCATTTAATTTAATTGTATTAAATGGTAACATAGATATTAAACCTTTATTATTGGCCATTGGTGATAAATTCAGACCAAAAGATGATGACTATTCAATTGACGATTTTGAAAACCTAACAGAAGATGATGTTATTTTGTTAAACGTTGAGGATATAACAGAAAAAACAAATTAAAAACTAATGTCTGAATCAATAAGAATAAGAACATCACCAAATGGTGGGGATAAATACGTAAAAGTCAAAATAGACCATGATATTGATTTTGTTGAAATCCTTTCATTGAGCATAAGTCAAGATGAATTATATCAGAACTTTTGCTCTGATTATGGTGTTGTTGCTGGTAGAGTTATAATAAACAGTGGTTTTGGAGTTCCAAATGCAAAGGTAAGTATATTCGTTCCGATTGATGAAGTTGATAAAGGAGATGTTGAAATATCTGGTCTTTATCCATATGATACAGTTACAGATAAAGATAGTGATGGAATAAGATATAATTTATTACCAAGATACTCAGACTCTGAAAATGAGTGCTTTACTCCAGTTGGTACTTTCCCAAGCAAAAGAGAAGTGTTAGATAACGCAGACGTTTTAGAGGTTTATTGTAAATACTATCGATTTACAACAACAACAAACTATGCTGGCGATTTTATGATTTTCGGTGTGCCACTAGGTACATACACCCTGCATGTTGATGCTGATATATCCGATATAGGTATAGCATCACAAAGACCATATGATTTTATTAGACAAGGTAGCTCACCAAAATTTTTTGATAGCCCAACAAAATTCAAAGGTGGACAAGATTTAAATAAATTAATTCAAATAAAATCAGCTGATGTAGGTGTAAACGTACAACCTTTTTGGGGTGATATGGATAACTGTGAAATCGGTATAACAAGAGTTGATATTGATTTAAATTATTCATTACAACCTTGTGCTATTTTCATGGGTAGCATATATGGGGACCAAGATAAAAATTCTGTAAATAAAAATTGCATCCCTAGAAAAAAATTAGGTGAATTATGTGAACAAGTAACATCAGCTGGTTCAGTAGAAATAATCAGAAAAAATATCGATAACGAAATTGAAGAGTTTTCTGTTGAAGGCGGTAGATTAATTGATGATGATGGAACTTGGGCTTTTCAAATACCAATGAACCTTGATTATATGGTTACCGATGAAAGTGGTCAGTTGGTTTTATCTGAGGACCCAAATAAAGGAATCCCAACTAGAGCTAGTGTAAGATTTAGAATAGGTATGGATGAAACTGGTGGTGAAGGAAGACTTAGAACTAGAGCTAAATATTTGGTACCAAACAACCCACAGAATCAAGGTGAAATAGATTATAATTTTGATGAGAATACAAAACCTACTAGCTTTAGAGATATATATTGGAATAAAATTTATACCGTATCAAATTTTATAAGCAGATATCAAAGAAGTTCAACTGGCG